ATTTCCATTGTTTCTACGCTTCGCGTTGAAAATCCATTTTGAACCCTTAAAACGGCTGCTTCTGCTTCTTTTTTAGGGTCTAATAATCCTCTTGCAGGTCCATTCCACGCCGCCTTACAATATGCTTTATGCCTCAATGGATCTGAAAAAAAACCAGGAGCTTTTATTCTGCCTTTTGCCACTGCTTCTGCAAGCCACTCTTCATAAATAGGTTGGCAAAAGTCATTCGCAAGCCATGTCCGATACATTTTAAACATTTTCCATGCTTCTTCCAGTGCACCACGGCTCGCGGAATAACTTGCAGTAAAATGTTTCATCAGCAATTCATATGGTATCTCCAACGCTGCTCCTATCTGCTGGCAGACAGCTTCCACAAAACCATTAAAATTTGCATTTGGTCTTCCAGGGTTTACTGCATTTGCTTTTTCACCCTCTGCCAAATCAATAACTAAACCTGCTGAAAGTTCAATGCTCATTTCGTCTTCAGTGTCTATCTGTTCATCTTTTGGAATCCCCGATCCTATCGGTTCTCCGTCTTTGTCTGCTGTTTTTTCAATGAAGATTGTAAATAATCCAGATACAACTGCTGCGACAAGTTCAGCATCTGTATACCGTCCTAACTGCTTTAATGCTTCTATTACTGGAGCAAGAAACGGAACACCCCTGCGCTGATCTATGCGCTCTCTACACATTAAATGTAAAACATTCCTACGCCCCGTCCGTTTCCCGTATGCTTCTACCCGTTCCCACTCTATACTTTCACTTGCATATGAAAGTGGGTGATGTTTTGAAAAATGATATGCTATCACTTCACCATCTGCGTCCACTTCAACACCACCCACAATTTGATTGTCAAACGTATCAAAATTATATGGGCTTGAAAGCCTATCTGCTTCTATAAGCTGTACACGCAAGTCATATGGCTGATTCTTGCGCGGTTTTATTGGAAGAAGTGCGAGTGTATCCCCCGAAGTAAGCCAATTCAAAAAAGCAAGCTGTTGAAGCTCATAGAAATTATCAAGCCTTGCCATGTCACAATCTGCGCTTTCTGCCCACAATTCCCATTCTTTAGATATTTTTCTTTCAAGTTCTTTTGCCTTTTCTGGTGAAATTTTTAATACATCTGCGTCTACTGTCGGTTTTGGCATAAGTCCCCGCCCTACAACATTTGTTCTCATTGTATTCACTGCTGACCTGCCTATTGGAACCCCCATATATATATCTCTACTTCTTTGTCGCAATGTTGACAAGTTTTCGTTTATATCTTCCCGCCAACTCCCGCCTGCGTAATTCCAACCAATTAGAGATTTTTTTGTTGTAGAAGCTCCATAATTGCCATATCCACTATTTAGTATCTGCATTCTATGTCTTGCTGCTGTTCGTTTCAATGCAAACTGCGGCGCTACTGTCGCAATTATCCCATCAATTGCCTTTGCAATGCCATTCAAAATGTTATCTCCTGTCTATTTTTTCACATGAAAAAAGCACCCATTAAAGGTGCTTTTTCGTTTTCTTTTCATTTTCCTAGTTTATATAATATCACTATTTTTCGGGAAAAAACAGGAAATAAATTGCGTTTTCGGGAAATTGCGGGAAATGTCGGGAAATCTTTTACAGGTCACGGGGTACGACGCGCCGTACTCGATTCCTGCCTCCTGTTTTTTTCGCATTATCAAGCGCAAGAACTTTTTTATTCCAATAATCTATTGCATTTCTGATTTCTGTTAAATTTGCTCTTGTCAACGTTCGTCCTTTTAATGTATAACTTTGTCCTGTTGTTACAGATAATTCTGCTTCCAGCCATGCATCTAAATGCTGCTGTGCTGTTTCTAATGTGATTCCAGCCATTAAATAATCCCTCCTTTGCTTCTCTGCCCTCTTTTTTTCCTTTTCCTGCTGCCTGTATCCTGCTGCTTATTTTCATCTGGTCTTTTTAGTGGTACTTGACTAATTTCTATTGCCGCTGTAGCATAATTTCTACAATCTAATGCCTCATTCCTTTTATGTTTTCCCTTATCTTTTAGCTCCCATACAAAATATGCTTTTCCCATCTTGTATCGCATTACTTTCTTTTCAGAAGTCAGACTGATGAAATACTTTTCATTGTACCCTTTTCCATCTTCTATCGGAAAATGACAATATCCTGGACCTGGAGTCGATACTTTAAGCCTGTCCATCAACCACGACTTTCCTGTATCGACTCCTATTCTGAAAAGATACGCCTTCTCTCTATTAGTTTTTGTTGGGTTTTCAATATAAGCGGCTGCACTGTTGTTACTTCCCATAATTGCAAATATGTTCCTAATAAATCGTGCTTTACAAAATTTCCTCACTTTATTTGTAAAATGTCCTCCACAATCTATACATGTACATATTAACTTCATTGCAGTTCCATCTTGCTTGTAAAATGTTTGTGCAAGATATATGTCAAGCTCCTGCCATATCTTTTCTCCATGTAAATCCCCATAAATTGCTGCGTACTTTATTCCCCAGCTTTCATAATCCACTCCCCATCCAACTATTTCTATCTCAAATCGATCATCTTGCGTATCCACCCCTGCTGTCAGATACAGTACATCTTCTGGCACTTCGCAATCGTATATTTCCCTGCGATTAAATAATACATCATCTTCTATAGTTTCCCCGTCTTCCTCCCACGTCTCCCCCATTTTAACATTTGTCCAAACTTTCATTAGTTCCACATTGCCTTTTTGCACTTCCTCATTCGCAACAATGAACTTTTCTACAATTTCTCGCCATGTAGTCAATGGGGAAGCCAGCGCGTTCAGGTGGAATCCCTTGACAGGATTTTCAGGGTCCTCATGAATAAAGCATCCGTCAATAAGTTTTTCTTTCCATTCTGCTTCACTTGATATTACTCCGCACTTTTCACATACATACTGTATTTCAGACAAATCATTTTTATCATACACAATGTTTGCCCATATAAGCGGCTGCAATTCCCCACAACATGGACAAGGAGTGTTCCATTCTCCTTTACTGCTGTGCTCATATTCAATTTCTATTCGTGAAGCTCCTTTAATTGTTGGCGTTGAAATATCTACCTGCTTTTTGTTCCAATAGGTTGTTTGTCTTTCTGATGCAAGCAAAAGTGGGTCTCCTTCACTTCCTGCGCTTGCTGGATAAGCATCTATTTCATCAGCCAACAATATTCTTACTGTATGGCTTCGCAATCCAGTTGGGCTATTTGCTCCAGCAATTGTCACAAAACCACCTGGAAATATCTTTTGCAGTATTGTATTTCCGCTGCTTCTTGATTTATCATTTACACGTTCTGCAAGCACTGGCGTTTCCCGTAACATAGGAGATAGCTTTTCCTTTGAGAACTTTTCAGCCGTATCTATTGTTGGCTGAATTACCATGATAGGAGATGGATCGTAATGTATATAATATCCTATTGGATTTAGTACCATTGCATCTGTTTTTCCGACTTGTGCAGCAGACATAATTACAACCTTTTTTATTGATATATCTGTGATTGCATCCATGATTTCTTTCTGATATGGTGCTTTTGACGTTCTCCATCTTCCTGGTTCGGCTGTCGTTCCTGCTGCAAGCCGTCTAAATTTATCAGCCCATTCAGATAGTTTCAAGTCTGGCGGCGGCTTTAATACCACAAATATTTTCCTAAAGAGCTGTCTTGTGTTATCCTTCATTTCCCTTGTCTTCTTTACATATCTTGTCAAAATCTGATAATTCTTCTAGTGTTTCATCAATCGCTGCCTTCATCAACTTAAATATTTCTGTCTCGTCTTTTTTCTTTGCCATAATTGGACTTAACTTTGCAGGTACCGCCATTAGCTTTGTTCGGAAATTCACCAGTATATCTGTCAACGTCTTTTCAATATCTTCTGTTGTATGCAATTCATTTTTTCGTATCTGCAATTCCAACTCTTCACTTTCCCTTTTTGCTCGTACCAATTTCGCCCGTTCTGTATTATAATCCACTTTTTCTTCTGCTTCTGGATTTTTCTGACGTAGAAAATTTATGTATTGTATTGTTGCCGTTTGCAAATCGTAAATTCCTGGCTTATATTCTGTCAGCACACCTTTGTCACGCAGCAGCCGTACATTACGCTCTGTCATGTCCAGGCGCCGTGCGAGTGCTGCCGCTGTATAAACTTTCAAAAAGACACCCCCTTCATATTTATGCTACGGAAGCGGAATGCAATTTTTTTAATTTTTATCTAGGAATGGTCTGGGGTCATTCGGACCCGCATCCCCGTTTAAGTTCTAAAAGAACCTACTCAATTTCATCTTTATCTGTCGGTTCGTCAATGATTTCTTCCTTTTCATCATCAATATCAATTTCACCTGTTAGTTTTTGTTTTGCAAGGTTATATTTGCATCTTTCCAATTGTAATCTTTTCATTTCCATCTCATATGACTTCATACTATCAAGTTGTTTTATAATACGTCCATGCAATCGGTTTAATTCAGATTCTATTTTCATTGCCCTATCAAATGCACTTGCTTTTATGATAGATTTCATTGCAGTCTTTAACTTCTCATTGCTGCCCCTTGTTGCTTCTGGATCTTGTACCTGTCCTATTTTAATCCCTTTTTCTTCCTCCTGCTGTTGTTCCTCAACCCCTTTAGGTACTACCATATGCACTATCTTATCCACATAATATTTACCATCTGCCTTCGGATCGGTGTATTGCTTTAACAATCCCTCTAAATATGCTTTACGTATCAGCAAACTTTGTAATTCCTTCTGCATATGTTGTATATTGTCTTCCTGTAATGTCCGTTTAATGTTGTCTGCTTCCTCTGGTGTAATATCTTCAATATCAGCTTTTGCATAAGCCCCATGTGTGACCGCGTTTTTATTGCCATCTTTTGCGGGAGTTCTCCCCCCAGCATTCTTGTTTCCCCTTTGTCCGCCTCTTTTTTTAGGGATTTCTTTCAATTTGTTTTTCCACTCGTCTTCTGATTTCCATTTGCTTATGCGTGCCTTGGGGACACCTGCCGCTGCTGCCAGTTCATCAAGCGTCATTGTGCCCTCACTGTCAATGTACCGCTGTAAGCTCCGGTCCCTCTCTGGATTTCTTTTTCGTCCCATATGCTCACCCTTATTTCGTTTGTTTTCAAAATCTTATATCTTTATTTTTTCGGAATTAATAAAAAATATAGGTTTTATAAATATGAATATTTATTGTCTAAAACCAATAGCTTTCCTGCTTTCTACTATTATAACAGTCAACAGCGGGAATTTCCGTGAAATGTTTTATCTCCCTATCTATCTATTTATTATATTCTGTAAGTACTTTATTTTTCTTGAAACCCTCCAATAATTTACTTAGTGCTTCATCCCTTATATTTTTACATTGTCTATCACTATAATTTGTACGTTCTGCCACATTCTCCCACTTCATATTGTGAAAATAAAAGTCAAAAATAACTTTTTTATGTTTCAATTTTAATCTTGATGCTTCCCTTAGAATTTCTATCTTTACTTTCTGTAATGTTTCTATCCTTACTTGATATGCCTTTATTTCTTCTCTTACGTAATCTGGTATATTCATTGCTATTTTCTCTGTTTGACTGTCCGTATAATAGTTGCTTTTCGATATATTATCATACAACATTCCAGACAATGGATTGTAACACTGTTCTAAATCTGTCACTGCATTTTTTAAGGCTCTTATTTCTTCATCAATATCAGGAAAGAATTTCAAAAGTCTTATGACTTTCTCTTTATCCATTACTTTTTCTGCTTCTGCCATATAATTTCCCCCTAAAAATGCTTATTTTTCAAATAAAGTTTCAGACAATTGTGCCTGCTGCCAGTATCCGCCTTTGTTTCGTTTCTCTTTGATCGCTTCTTGTATTTCCACACTATAAATACTCTTTCCCGTGGAATGCATATAATGTAATTCATGAGTTAATGAAGCTTTATAAAGCGCCTTCCACTCCTCTATATTCGCTATTGACTCCCCTTTTATAGTGCACCAACCATTACGCCGCCAGTCGTTGACCCTGCCACTGCTGATGCTATCACATACATGTTCGTTGTCGGAATATATCGTTACAATACAAGGACTCTTTAACAGATTCAATGCCTCTGTGAGTGCCAATATATATGCAAGGTTCCATGTTCCATAGCAGATATCTGACACAATCCTTGACTCTTTCTGGTTATTCTTGCGAATATATTCAATTGCTGCACCATAACCCCTATACAGTTTCTTCCTGCTGCCATTATCTGTCTCTATGTAAATACTCACTTTAAATATATTTGCCACCTTCTTTCGACTGCCCTTCGCATATGTGAAACACTTATGCAAAGACACTTATCCACATATCCACAATTTATTGTTTCTATGTGTTTAAAATTATTTATAGCAAGTTATATGCCCACTCGTTCCACACCAAAATCAAAAACTGTAAGTTGTGATTTATGCTCTTGTAGACGCTTATTTGACAAATCATAATAATATCTGTCTTTCTCAAAACCAACATAATCTAATCCGTATTCTTCACAGGTAATTAAACTACTGGCAGAACCAACATGGGTATCAAGCACTTTCCAATCTTTTTTTATGTATTTCTGCACAATCCACCGATAAAGATTAACTGGTTTCTGCGTTGGGTGTATGCGCTTCTCATTCAGCTTTTTGTTTCCTTGCTGTATATGGCCTTCTGCTATTGACTTACCCTGGAACATTCCATTCCACATATACCTAAACAGTCTCACAGAATCATGCATACTGCAGTAAGCAATCTCGCAATCCGAAAAGCTACTATCACCATTGCATTTATCCCAGACAATGCGGCCAGAACCGAAATGATAATCAAAGTAATTGCAGCCCCATACAATTTGATGCTTTGAAACTCTGACCAATTCATCAAAATATCGCTTGTCTGGTACACTCCATTCTGAAGATGGTTTGTAATGCCGCTGAACTCCAATAGGGCTTACTGTGCGTCCATAATAATTTCTCTTTTCTGGTCCGCTAAAATATGAAGGGTCAACCACCGCAATATCGAAATATTTATGGAAATTGTTGCATTCCGTCCATACAGTCCATGTTATAATATCCAAAATCAAGCATTTACCTCAAATCCTTATTTTCTTTCATATATTGATACGCCTCTTTCACCATCAATGGATTCAAATTTTTCT